ATGAACGAGAAGAACCAGGAGAGGGAGCTGGCACGCCTGTATTACCTGCAAGGCTACAGCCAAAAGACAATAGCGGAGCGCTTGGAGGTAGGCGAGAACACAGTCTCCCGCTGGGCACGCGACGGACACTGGGAGGAGAAGAAGGCGGCGCTAAACGTAACGCGCCCCGAGATCGTGAACAAGATACTCCTCCTGATAAGCAAGATATTGGACAAGGTGGAGAGCCTGGACAATATGGACCCGGGCGATTTGGCCAAGCTTATAAGCCAGATACAAAAGCTGTCGAACAGCATCGAGAAGCTGGACAAGAGCGCCACGGTGATGGACAACATAGAGACCTTCCGCAACTTTAACCGATGGCTGGAGGAGCGTATGCAGTACGACGACAGCATCACACCGCAATTCTTGCAGAAGGTGACGGAGCTACAGGACAAGTTCATAACAGACCAATTTAATAAAAAGAAGTAGTAAACTATGGCAGCCAAACATGGCTGCGGCAGGACGGAGGCGGAAGCGCCAATGGACAATGGATAATGGATAATGGATAATGGCCGCCAAACATGGCTGCGGCAGGACGGAGGCGGAAGCGCCAATGGACAATGGATAATGGATAATGGATAATGGCGGCCAGACATTGCTGCGGCAGGACGGAGGCGGAAGCGCCAATGGACAATGGATAATGGATAATGGATAATGGCGGCCAGACATGGCTGCGGCAGGACGGAGGCGGAAGCGCCAATGGACAATGGATAATGGATAATGGATAATGGCGGCCAAACATGGCTGCGGCATAACGGAGGCGGAAGCGCCAATGGACAATGGATAATGGATAATGGATAATGGCCGCCAAACTTGGCGGCGGCTGGACAGAGGCGGAAGCGCCAATGGACAATGGATAATGGATAATGGATAATGGCCGCCAAACATGGCGGTGACGGGACAGAGGCGGAAGCGCCAATGGACAATGGATAATGGATAATGGATAATGGCCGCCAAACATGGCGGCGGCATAACGAAACAAACAAACAAAAATGGAAAAACAGACAGGACAGGCCAGCGCCGAACAGATTGCACAGTGGAAGGACAAATACGGCGAGGTTTACGCAATACAGGCGGACAACAAGGTATGCTACGTACGCAAGCCCGACCGCAAGACCCTGGCGTATGTATCGACATTGCAGCACAACCCGATAAAGATGGCGGAGACGATGCTGAACAACTGTTGGGTGGGCGGCTGCGAGGAATTCAAGACAGACGACAGCCTCTTCCTAGGCGCGTGTCAGAAACTAGGCGCACTGGTGCAGGTGAAGGAGGCGGATCTGGTAAAACTCTAGAGGAGGCACGGATGAAGCCCAGCGAGGCCATAAGGCAGGTGGACGCACAGCTGCGGTACTACATGCACATAGGCTCGCCCGACCTCCTTACAGACAGCGAGTGGGCTAAGGCCTTCCATGACCTGGTATGGATAAGGGAGCAGGAGGCGAAGATGAACTGAAAAAATAGAATGGCCGCCAATCTTGGCGGCGGCGGGACGGAGGCGAAGAACGACAATGGACAATGGCCGCCAAACATGGCGGCGGGACAATGATAATGGACAATGGATAAAAAAGCACAGCCAAGGCAGAGCCTTATCGACCTTGCCCTTGTCCACTGCGGAAGTGCCGATGCAGCAGTGGAAATCGCGCTGCTGAACGGCATGCCGATAGACGGGGACCCGTACGAATGGGAGAAGGCGCACGGCACGATAAGCCTACCCGACATTACGGACAACAAGACGGTGAAGCATTACAAGCTGCACCCTGGGCCCGCCACCGCACTGGAGACAGAGATTGGCGGCATCAACTACATGGGCATAGAAGTGGACTTTGTAATTAGTTAACCAATGAGGACATTAAAAGAGATAACGGAAGATCTGAAGGATCGGTGGATGCAGAGCGACACGCTGAAGGCGCTGTATGGGATAGAGGCCGGGGAGAGTTTCGGCGACCACTACGGCAAGGCAAGCATCGAGGGACTGCTGATCTACATAGTGGCGTACTGCACCTACGCGCTGGAGCGTATGCTGGATGCGGTGGAGACCGAGATAGAGGACCTGGTGAACCGACTGAGCCCCGGACGCCCCGATTGGTACGCCCGCCAGCTGAGGGACTACCTGAACGGCGTGGAATGGGACATGGAGAGCGGCGAGTTTGACACCGATGGCCTGAGCGACGACGAGATAGAACGGCGCCGTATCATAAAGCACGCGGTGGCGGTGGACGACAGCGTGACGGGACAGCTGATACTGAAGATAGCGGGCGAGGAAGGCGGGGAGCGAGTGCCACTGGGCGCCGAGGATGCCGCAGAGGTGAGCGCCTATATAAACAGGATAAAGTATGCCGGAGTGGCCACCAGGCTGATAAACCAGGAGGGGGACACCTACAACTGCAAGATAAGCATCTGGTATGACCCGCTGCTGCGGGCCGGCACTGTGGAGGCAGACTGCCGCACAGCGATAAAAGATTACCTGAGGAACCTGCCTTTCAACGGCGAGTACAGCAATATGGCGCTAATAGACGCACTGCAGCAAGTGAAAGGCGTGGAGATAGCCGAGATGCAGTGCTGCAGCCATGTGATCCACGGCGATACCGAGCAGCGAGACATAGATGCCAAGGCGCAGCCATACGCGGGATACTTCAACCCTGGGGATATAACCCTGGAGATGGAGGAGCATTAGCAACAATTACGAGTTACGAATTATGAGCATTATTGACACAAAGATTGGCCGTCTGGCTGTGCTACTGCTGCCGACGGCGCTACGAGGGCCTGTGATTACCGCACTAGTAACGTGGCTGGTGCAGCCCATATCGGTGGTGCTGTCGGCGCTTGCCGAATGGAGGCGCGATACCATAGCGAGGCTGGGCTACAATGGCCAGCTATGCAATATGGAGCGCTGCCTAAACGACCTGCTGGACCCCGGGAGCCGCGGGATACGAGTGGTGGACGGACAGCAACGCACAGGCAAGCCATACTACATATACAGACGCGGGACCGACTATAATGACATGCCCCAGGAACGAGGCGCGAGCCCCGGCATTGTGCTGGATGCACGCGAGAGCATGACCAGGACGTATTACGACTTTGAGGTGGACGTACCCTCGAGGGTACTGGGAGAGGACGACAACGAGCGGAGGCTACATACACTGGTGAACAGATACAAGCTGCCGAGCAAGAGGTGGAGGATGACAACAAACTACTAAAAGACATAAAGATATGGGATACAGCAATCATATAGTAAGGGGATCGTACGGAAAAAAGGATAAATTCCCCCTGGACTGCGAGACTCTGGAGGCATTGCAGAACAACACCGACCTGATGGCGGTAATAGCGAACATAGCGGCAGACAAGGACACCGGGCTGATACTGTGCGGCTGCCGGAAGGACGGCAACTACCGCGGCGAGGGGTATTTGTGGCTGCGGACCGACGCCCACCCCACAACGGGCGAGATACTGTACCACCCGAAACAATACTGCGGCGCCGGCTACGGCTGGCAGATAAGGGAGGTAACGGACAGCCAGGAGGAGGGATTTGAGGAGGTGCGCCCGATAACGGTGGACGGCCAGCAATACAACCAAGCATACAGCCTGAGATACATACAGGACGTAAACACCGGCGGCACACCGTGGAACGAATTGACCCACACCGACGACGTGAGCAACGTGGCCCTGAAAGAGGCGATAGAGCAGGAGGCAGACACTAGGAGTGTGGCAGACAAGCAGCTTCAAGAAAAGATAGACGAGATAAAGACAGAGCAGTTTCCGAGTGGCGGCATCATAATGTGGAGTGGCGAGCTGAACACCATACCGAAAGGCTGGGCACTCTGCAACGGACAAAACGGCACACCCGACCTGAGAAATCAGTTTGTACTGGGAGCGGGCGGCAAATACAAAGTGGGCGACCACGATGGCGAGGAAACTGTAACTCTTAGCATCGCCAACTTGCCTGTACACAACCACGAGATATTTATAGGCAGCAACACGCATAGTCACAAAATAAATGGATGGCCCGTGAAAAAGAACAGCAATGGCAAGGGCGGCTCCAATGACTGTGATGAGTATAGCGATGTTAACAACAACAAGAAAACGGATAATGATACACATACCCACAGCGCTACGGTATACAATACCGGCGGCGGACAGAGCCATAACAACATGCCGCCATACTATGTGCTGGCGTATATAATGAAACTATAATCAACCAATAAATAAATAACAGAACAATATGGCAAAGACAAGCATTGAGAACCTGAAGGGAAGGTTCAAGAAGGGAATGTTCCCCACCGAGGGAGACTTCGGGAACGTATTTGACAGCTACGTGCACAAGGACGACAGCATCGACGCGGACAAGGTGACAACAGACAACGGGAGCAAGACGCTTACCACTCTTTTGCAGGAACTGCCCGCCAGCGTGAAGGAGCAGGTGCTGGAGGAGATCGAGATACCGGAAGTGCCGGAGGGCATATCAGAGTTCATGACAAAGGTGAACTCGTTCCTGGAGGACGCCGACGCGTCAGACACAACAATCAACAAGTGGCAGGAGATAGAGTCGTTCCTCGCTGGCATCACCGACACCGAGACGCTGTCAGGACTGCTCGCAGACCTGAAGCAGGAGATACTCGATGAGATACCCGAGCAGAAGGAGTACACAGCGGGCGATGGCATCAGCATCAGCGATGATGGAGTGATAAGTGCAACAGGCGGCACAGCGACAGGCATCCTGCGCATTGACGACCTAGACGCCAGCGATGCAGCAGTGGGCACTATCGCACTGTATGGCGGAGCGACCAACGATAAGTATATTCACGGATTCTTCTACGAGAAGGGTGAGGGTGGGAGTGTAATACCTGCTGGAGCCCCCTTGTCGGTATCTCTTGGGGGCAGTACTACTTCGCCTTTATATCATAAGAGAATTGTGAATACAGGAAAGATGGTGAACCTTCAGCCTTGGGTAGACAACTGCCCTTCTTGGAGTGGCGCCTCCGATAAACTTGATATGGTTGTTGCTAAGACTGGAAGCACAATGGGACATGAAGCTGTAACAGAAGACGGCAGCTTGATTGTATACTATGCCCCAATGGACTCTAACAATTATCTTGCTTTTTATGACGGAGTGGAGAAAACATCTTATGGATTCGACCAGTTTGAAAGTAGTCTTGCCGACAGCTTGTTTGCAGATGGAACTGTAACTACACAAGACATATCATTGCCGGGAGGAGGTGCATCCTGGACAGTGCTGAGCGTGATGAACGTAATCGGCTAGGCGGACGGATGACGGCACGGCCGCCAAACATGGCGGCGGGCAGGACGGCGCGGATGCGGACGGACACGGACGGATGATGGCAACAATAAACAAACTAAGCCTCGCAGAGAGATTTGCGGGGCTTTTTGAAATAATACTACTATGACAGAAATAGAACAACTGAGGGAAGTTTTTAGAAAAGGAAGTTTCCCTACGGAAGAGGATTACCAGGCAATGCTAAGCTTGATTGAGAGGAAATTGCAGAGTGACAATTACGTAACACTAGACACTGAGCAGACGCTTACCGCTGGCAAAGAAATTCCGTTTCTTAAACTGACTGGACCTAGAAGTGAGAGTAATCCAGATACCTCACTGGCAATTTGGAATGGTGGCAAGCACAAGGGGTGGCTCGCTTGGGCAACCAAGCAAAACGCCATGGAGTTTGGAATCTCAGATGGTGATTTCGGCATTTACGCTAAAAATGGGAAAGCGTTTTTTGCGACACAAGGAATGTCGCTCGACTTGGGTAAGAGCTCTTATCCTTGGAACAACATTTTCCTTAAAGGCAAGATTAATGATTTGACACTACCAACAGGCACAGGCACAATAGCCACCATAGCCGACTTGGCTGCACTAGAAGAGAGTCTGAAGGCGTATGTGGACGCGGCGCTGGGGACAAATGAATAGAAGGCGACCAATGATGGCGAGGCCTGACATATAACAAAACGGGAACAAAGAGGCAACATGAGGATAGAAATATTACCAGAGCCAGAACGCCGCGAGCTGAGGGCTGTGTGGGAAGAAGGGAATACGGCGGAAACAGAAGAGCCCACAGAGAGCAGGGGAGTGTATAAAGACGGCCAAAGCGAGGTGATACTGGAGAGCGCAGACGGGCGCAGGCTGAGACTATATCCCCAAATACACCTGGCCCGGAGCAGCCGGATAACAGAGCGGCACATGATGACAGAACAAGCCGGACACAGCGGGAGCGTAAAAGAGAAAGTGTACACCGGGGACTGGCATATAACACTGAGCGGGTATCTGACAGAAGAATGCGGCGAGAGTCTAATGACACAGACCCATATCCTGAGCGAACTGCAAGAGAGCGCAGAGAGCGTGAAGGTATTGAATGGGACACTGAACGACAACCTTGGGATACTGCGTGCGGCGATACGCAAGGTGGAACTGCCCATGACCAGCGGGTATGAGTCACAACGCTACCGCATAGAACTGACGAGCGACGACACGGCACTATACAGAGACCTGATAGGCGACTCCTACAGCCTGGGCGAGATAATAAGAGCCGAGAGCGAACTAATACAGGAAAACTAGCAAATATGCTGACAACGACAACGACATTTCTGATAGACGGGAAGAAGCTGAGAGGCGCGACCCGAATAGAGATAAACCGTAGCGTGAGCGACGTGGTGTATGGAGGCAAGGTGACGGTGCCGAGCCGCCTGGTGAAAAAAGACCCGGAGCTATTGCTGAAACTGAACAGAGGACTGAGCGCCTACGTGAGCCTGGGGTATAACGGGACAGAGAACGAGGAGCTGCGAGGCTATGTGACCGGGATAGAACAGGGGCAGGATGAAAGCACGATAGAATTGCGGAGCCGACTATGGAAGCTGGAAGGCATCCGGCGGAGCCAGATATGGCGAAACACGCACGTGAGTGAGATATGCAGAGAAATTCTGGACGAAGCCGGCGAAGGGATGGAGCTAGACATCAAAGACGACCCTGAGGTGCCGATATACGTACGGCAAAACCAAAGCGGGCTGGACGTATTGGAGAGCCTGAAGGAAGAGCACCGCCTGTGGATCTATGAGCATGACGGGCAACTGCGCATAATGAAATGGAACAGCGCGAACCTGAACGCCCGATACAGCGCGAACAGGAGAGTGAACTACGCGCCGTGGCGGAACATGCAGAGAGAGGAGAACCACCTGCGCCTAAAGCTGGCGACCTACAGCCCCCGCAAGCAGATGATCTACGGGCACGACACGGAAGGACGCAAGATAGAGTACAAGAACCACGACGGAGCAGCGGAAGAAGGCGAGATATACGAGTATGAAGGGCCAGCGACCCTAGACCTACTGAAAAGCATGGTGAGACATGACAGCCTATACAACCGCGAGATAAGCCTGGAAGGCGACTTCAGGGCGTGGCTGTGGCCTGCGGCGCACTGCGGGGACACATTGGCGCTGACGCTGGAGCCCTGTAAAAAAGAATATGCCTACAGCCTAGTGAAGGGGACAGAAACGGTATACAGCATTGAAGGCAGCCACCGACGGATATATGTGGGCAAGACAGCGAAGGAGATCCATGGATAATGGCCGCCAAACTTGGCGGCGGCTGGACATGGCGAGGAACGCCAATGGATAATGGGCAATGATGCTTGGGGATATCAGGATCCGTGATTGTTCATCCACCACCAAGCGTTGAGGGTGTAATCATTTCTCCTGCTATTACTGCCATTGTCGTTGCCTCCCTTTTTGGGAATTGCAACAATAACAGCAAGAATGGCCAAGCCCAATCCCCTTTTGGGATGGTTGGTGCAGAAACATACAATGCTGAACACAAAGCAGACTAACGCAATAATCAATTGCAATTTTTTAACCAAAGGTTTTTTCCAAAAATTCATAACAAAATCAATTATGACAAATTCTGTAACATACGACATCAAGCTGAATGTTGTAGGCGGAGACGAAATCAACAAACTGCCAGCCAAAATAGGAGGAATAGGCGACGCGATAAAACCGATAAACAACACGCTTGAACCGTTGGCAAAGATAATTAATTTGCTGGAAAACACCAACAAAATATTGATGGCGATAGGCCGTGTTTCTGTGGAGTCGTTCAACCAAATGAGCAAAGTAGCCGACAACACTAGCAACGCACTGCAAAAGACAGACAATGCCCTGGACAAAATGAATGACAAAATGAAATCTACACCAGGGCAGAGCTTCACACAGAAAGTGGCAGGGATAGGACAGGCACTGATAGGCCTACAAGCCATAGCGAGCAGCGTGGGAGGCGTGTTGAGAAGCGTATTTGATGAGGGCATGGCGAGGGAGACGGCCTCGATAAATTTCGGCACACTGTTCAACGACCGGGAAAAGGGCAAGGCCTACGCAGACACACTGAGGAACACAGACGCGGCGGCGCTGTATGGGGCATCGACGGTGAACGATGCGGCCAAGGGCATGCTGTCGTTCGGCATAGACTCGGAGACCACACTAGAGACGATAGAGCGGCTGGGCGACATAGCGATGGGCGACGCCCAGAAACTAGGAAGCCTGTCGCTGGCGTTTGCGCAGATAAGCAGCGCGGGCAAGCTTGGCGGACAGGACCTGATGCAGCTGATAAACGCCGGATTCAACCCACTGGAGGAGATCTCGAAAAAGACCGGCAAGAGCATCGGCGAGCTGAAAGACGAGATGAGCAAGGGGGCGATATCGGCACAGGACGTGGCGGATGCCATAAAGAGCGCCACGAGCGAGGGCGGCAAGTTTAACGGTGCACTGAAAGACGTGATGGACAACACGCTGGAGGGCAAGATGGCTAGGATGCAGGGCATGATGGACGACCTGAAGGCTAAGATCTTCGCGCTGGTATTGCCGCTTGCTGAGAAGCTGATGCCGATAGTGGAGAAACTGCTGCCGCTGGTGGAGAAGTTTATCCCCGTGCTGGAAGGCGTGTTCGCGATACTGGAGCCGATAGCGGAGTGGATATCGGAGAACGTTGACACGCTGTTCACGCTGGCCACTGCGATAGGCGCCGTGGCTGGAGTGATAGCGCTGTGCACTAGCCCTATAACTGGCACGGTGATAGCGATAGCTGCCCTAATCTACATACTTGTGGAGCTGGTGAACCACTGGAACGAGTGGGCGGACGCCGTGATGCTGATATGTCCTCCGCTGTATATGGTGATAGAGCTTATAATGACAGTGAAACGCTATTGGGACAGCATTGTGGAGGCGTTTAAGAGCGACGGTATCGTGGGCGGGCTGAAGCGCATAGGCGAGTGCATTCTGGATTTTATGCTGAAGCCTGTGCAGAAAGTGCTTGGGTGGCTAGGCGAGCTGACGGGCTGGGACTGGATGAAGAGCGCTGAGCAGAGCGTGGCGGCCTACCGCAAGGTGCTGGACGCTCCCAACGAGGCGGCCGCCCACAAGAAGGAAGAACAAGGCGGCGAGAGCGGCGGGGTGATGGCGAGCCTGATGGCGAGCGTGAACGGGGGCAATGGGGGCGCAACAACAGCCCTGAGCGACGCCACTGGAGCGGGTACATCGGCGGTGGCGAGCGGCGGCACGAGGAACACGCAGATAACCATAAACCTCGGGAACATGGTGGAGAGCATCAATTTTGAGGGAGGAGTGGAGGAAAACAAGGAAAGTTTAACCAGCCAACTAGAGGAAACCCTACTGAGGGTGCTCTACTCGGCACAAATGGCAGTATAATATGACCGGCATACAACTAGACCCAGAGACAGGCGACTTGCAGGTAAAGAACAAGGGGCTGACGATAGGCGAGACATCGGAGCAATGCCAGTACCTGATACTGGCAAGCCACCCCGGCGAGTGGAAGGAGACCCCGACCCTAGGCGTGGGGATTGGCGACTATACCAACGAGACCGACATCACGGCGCTGAGGTATTCCATAAGGGAGAACCTGAAGGCGGACGGGTGCAAGGTATCAAAGATAGATTACAAGAATGGCAAACTAACAATAGAGGCAAGCTATGGAGATTGATATAAGTTTGGCAAGGATAAACCGCCACCCCAAGGTGGAGGACATCAAGGCGCTGGACGCCCCCACCAGGCTGGGCACAGAGGCGTTTCAGGTGCCGCTGAGGCTGAGGACAGAGGATGGCGACGAGTTTCTCCTTCCGATAGACCCCGTTGTGTCGGTATCATCCAAGTACAACATCGCCAAGCGCAATGTGCAGAAGCAGGGCGCTATGCGGGGAACTATCAAGGAATACTGGAACCAGGGCGACTACAGTGTAAGTATTGCGGGCGTGCTGATAGCCGAGGACGAGCTGGAGCTGGAGGAAGAGATGAGACACCTCCGCCAGATATGTGACAAGCCGTACGCCATATATGTGGAGTGCGATATACTGAACAACGTGTTTGAGATAATGCGAATAGTGGTGGAGCAGGTGGATTTTCCCTTCACCAAGGGTATCAACAATCAGCAGTTCACGATCAAGGCGCTCAGCGACGAGAGCCAGAGCCTGTTTGCGTAAACAAATAATAGAAAATATGTTCAAAATCTGTTGGAAAATAGAGATAGGTGGCAAGGCATTGCAATTGCTGGACAGCGTGGAGATTGCCACCAGTATCGACAACTTGATGGACACTGCGACAATAAAGCTGCCTCAGTGCGTATTCAACAACAACATCGAGGAACTGACCACCATAAAGAAGGGACAGAAGGTTGCAATATCCCTAGGCTACGATGATGAGCTGACCGATGAGTTCACGGGATATGTGAGAGAACTGTCCACCGATGGCGAGGCAGTGGTCTATTGCAGCAACGAGGTGTACCTCTTTAATGCCACAATGCTGCCAAACAAGGTATTCCAAAATCCGAATGTGAAAGACCTCTTGGAGTATGTGGTAAAGAACAGCGCACCGCAATTGGGGGTCAACTGCCAGTTTGATTTCGCATACGACAAATTCACGATAGATACCGCCACAGGGCTGGATGTTCTGAAACTAATACAGGACGAATGCCATTGTATGATATTCATAAAGGACGGCAATCTGAATGCGACATCGCCATATATACAGACCGGGGATTATCAGACAGTGAAATACAACCTAGGCATTAATGTAATGAAAGATGGATACAGCCTGAAATATAAGGACAAGAGCGACCGGAAGCTGAAAGTGATAGCCAAGGGCAAAGGAGCAGACGGCAAGCAAATAGAAGAAACTGGAGGCGAGGGCGGTGGCGATACTATTACGATAGACTACAAGGGACTGGCCACATCTGACTTGCTGAAAAAACAGATCGCCGCCGTATTGGAGCAAAAATCTTACTCCGGCTACGATGGCGATTTTCAAGGATGGTATCTGCCGATAGTGAGGAAAGGCGACGCCGTGGACCTGAGCGACCCCACCGACAGCTCTCGCAATGGCAAATACTTTGTTAATGGCGTATTAACAACATGCAACAGCGGGGGGATCACTCGCAAGGTGAGTCTGGGGAAAATTCTTTCTTGAGGAACAAGTCCCTGAGTTGGTCCAGCTGACTATTGCGAGAAAGCATAGCGCTGTCCAGTTCCCGTCCTTTCCGGTAGGCTTGCCGTTCTATCTGATACGACGGCCCGCTGTATGCGGAGTCCACGGCAGGGATGTTGCTGACAGAATAGCCACCCTCCGATATGCTTTCGGTGTGCCACTGGCTATGGTCGGGCGAGTCCCAGACAGTAACCTTTTTTGTAGTTTGAGCAAAAGAGCTGGCGCTGATGAACGCCAAGGCTCCCAATAAAATTAGTTTTTTCATTATGGGCAAAAGTTCAGAAATAAAACAAATGATAAGAAACATAGCCGCATTCAACGAGGGGCTGTCCCTGTTTGAGGCGGAGGTTTCTGCCGTGCAAGATACAACAATCTCGATAAAATACCAAGGGCTAGAGCACGAAAATGTCAGACTGGTGGCGGGTTTCTCGGCAAGCAGTTCCGTATTGATCCAAAAACCGAAAGTGGGCACATTGGTATTGGTGGCAGACCTCAGCCGTGGCAAGTTCCGTGACCTGGTGGTACTCCTTCAGGAAGAGACCGAGGAGATAGTGATCAACGGGGGACAACTGGGTGGCCTCATAAAGATCGAGGAGCTGAAGAAGAACCTCGGCACAATGAGCAAGAGGATAGACGGCATAATAGACGCAATAAAGAATGCCGTGCCAGTGGCGCAGGATGGCGGCGCTGCATTGCAAGCGTCAATAGTTGCGGCGCTGCCAACAGGGAAAGAGGACTTCTCCGACATAGAGGACGAGAAGGTGAGACACTAGAGCGTTCAATTATTTCTATTATTTCAATCACTTAAACACATGGACATCACAAGAACAGAGCAGTACAAGCAGTGGCAGGCAGAGATGAAGCATTATCAGAGCCTGACATCCAAACGCCGTATCTCGGAGAGCAAGGAAGCGCAGGAGCGCCGCAAGAACCGGGCAAAGAAAGATTATGCCTATTTCGTGGAAACCTATTTCCCTGATGTGGCAAGGTGCAAGTGCGGCAAGTTTCAGGTGGAGGCTGCGGAATATGTTCTGAGGCATCCAAACGCCAGGGCAGTGTTCGAGTGGGCACGAGGCCACGCCAAGAGCACACATCTGGGCGTGCTGGTTCCGTTGTGGCTGAAGATACAGGACCAAAGGCAGTTCAACACGATGGTGGTTGTAAGCAAGAGCGAGGACTCGGCCACAAGGCTGCTGGCAGACCTTCAGCAACAGCTGGCCTACAACGAGCTCTATATTCACGACTTCGGCCACCAGATGAAGAGCGGCAACTGGAGCGAGGGGGAGTTCGTTACGGCCGACAACTGCTATTTTGTAGCGTTAGGCCGAGGACAGAGTCCCCGAGGCCTCAAGAACGACTCTCACCGTCCAGACTATATAGTGATTGATGATATTGACGACGATCAGATGTGCAAGAACCCACAGCGCGTGGCGGACGCTACGGAATGGGTGCTGTCGGCATTGTTCGGCACGATGGAGGCCGGACGTGGCAGGTTTGTGCTGGTGGGCAACAAGATAGCCAAGAACTCGATACTCAGCAACGTGTCGGAGCGTCCCAACGTATTCCACACCATTGTGAATATCCTCGACAAGGACGGCAAGCCGACATGGAAGGAGAACTACAAGCCTGAGGAAGTAAGAGAAATGCGGCAGATGATGGGAGAACGCAATTTCGAGAAGGAGTATATGAACAACCCGCTTGTGGAGGGCGCGATATTCCTGCAGAAGCATATCAAGTATGCCCCAATCCTGCCATTGCGCCAATACCGCAAGGTGGTGTGCTACACCGACCCGTCGTTCAAGTCATCGGCGACGGCCGACTACAAGGCAACCGTACTGGCAGGAGTGACGTCGGAGGGGCACTTCCATATCCTGAAAGTGTATGCCGAGCAGACCACGGTATCAGCGATGGTTGACTGGCATTATGAGATAATGCGCTGGATAGCGGGACGCGCGCCAGCACAGTACTATATGGAGAGCAACTTCATGCAGGACCTTATCCTGGATGAGTTCAGGAAATCCGGCGACAAGGCCGGGCTCCATGTCCCAATCCAGGGCGACCCCCGCAAGAAGGCGGATAAGTTTGCACGTATAGAGACCCTCCAGCCATTGTTTGAGCGCGGTTTGATTACTATAAACGAGTTGGAACGCAATTCCAACGGCGTTAAGATACTGATAGAGCAACTGCTGATGTTTCAGCACGGCAGCCATTGCCACGATGATGCGCCCGACGCACTAGAGTCGTGTATATGGATGCTATCGCGGGTGTGCCGCAACAATGCTACAGGCTACGCAACTATAGGTCGCCCTAGGCGTCGCTGGTGA